TAGGTGGTGCTAATTGGGATAGTTCTTATGATGTGTATAAAGTTGTAGTAAGTAATGTTGTTACAGATACAGACACACAAGCTTTAATATTTAGACATTTAGATACTTCAAACAATCCAATAACAAGTGCTAATTATGATGTTGCTTTTAAAGTTTTGAGAACAGATACTACTTTTGAAAATGGATATGGAACAGGTGTAACTTTTGCATTCATTGTTGATAACTATATAGGAACTGCAACAGGGGAAGTAGCAAATGGAGTTCTCTATTTGTTTAATTCAAATAATGCTAGTGAATACACATTTCATACAGTTGAAAGTACTTATAGAAATAATACAGGTGTATTAAGAGGCGCTCAAGGTGGTGGAGTGCTGGATAGTGCAGTTGCAACAAAAGGTGTATCAATTTTTATGGCTAGTGGCAACATAGCAAGTGGACGCTTCTCAATTTATGGACTACGCAAATAAAATTTAAATAAAGTATTACTACCCCAAAATTAATTTTTAACGACTACAAATAAATCTATTTATATATAGGAGAAAATAATGACAATAGAAGAAGCAACTGCATTGGCTCAAACTGAGATCGATGCTAAAAAAACAGTAAATGGTGGCGAGGGAATGTTTGCTCAAGTGAATAATGTTCGCAATGAATTTACAGAAGCACAATATGATCAAGCTGTGATTGATCTCGCTAACTCTAAAATGTATGAAGCAAATGAAAAATGGATGCAGGATCGAGCAGAAGCTTATCCATCACAACTATCTTTCATTGAAGCATATACAGAAAAAGAGATATTAGGCGTATCTGAAAAATGGGATGCTTATGTCGTGGATTATAACCAAGTTAGATCAGACAATCCAAAACCAAGCTAATGAATCTCGAATTATTAAGATTTAGTTCAACCGAAGACTCTACATCTGGAATCTTGTCGATCTTGAATGATGATGGATCTAAAGAGTTTTTAGGATATACGATAGAAGATCCTTATCGTGAAAAGAAAATCAAGCACATCACAAGATTCGCTGATGGGCGTTATCAGATCAAGTTCAGAGCTGTTGGAGGTTTTCAAAGCCGATATTTGAAACGCTATGGAGCTGAGTTCCATTCAGCTGGAATGTTAGAGCTTCAAGATGTGAAAGGTTATTCTGGTGCAGAATACACCTATGTCTTGATCCACGCTGGGAATAGTGCAAAATCGAGCTCTGGATGTATAATTTTGGGCGATAATCAGACCAATAACCAGATCAAAGAGTTTGGTTGGGTTGGATCATCAAGAAATAATTATTTAAGGACATATCCAATCATTAGAGATGCTCTGCTCAAAGGCGATGAAGTCTGGCTTGATGTTATAGATCACGACAGACCAACAGAGAAAGAACACAACTCAACAGATCAAAACATTATTGATGTAGGTGGAGGAATCTTTTGCAGACAGTGTTCAACCAAATTCACAATCGAATAATTAAGAAAAGAGGACAACAATGGCGAAAAAATCACTTAAGAAATATTATCAAGAAAATCCAGCTACTTCTGGACAAGGTGGCTTCTTGGACAGAGAAGATATCAAAGATCTAGTTGATGAGGGTATAAAAGGGATAAAAGATGGCATTCCAGCAACAGTTGTTGCTAAATGGTTAATCTCTGAAGCTCCAAGCAATCTAAATAGAAAATTCGACACAGTAAGACAAGGACTTCTTCATCGTGCCAAAGAAATCTCTTAAAAATTATAACAAGGACAACACAGTCATTAAAGGCGTGGACAAGTCCGAAAAGGTTAAGATCTCCAGAAAAGATGACAAGGCAACTGCAACTCTGCCAGTAGGATCATCAGACATTAATGAAGTCTGGAGAATGTTAAAAGAACGAGGATTCTCACCAGATGAATGGGAGATCCAGAGTTTAACTGTCAACCAGTGGGAAGCTCCATCAACTGATGGCGTTCAACTGTTTGAACAGACAAAAGCGACACTGAAGCAAAAACCCAAGTATTTGGGAGAGTTAATCAGTTCACTTGCATCAATTGGGGGTGATGGTTTCAGTCCTCAACCTAAACTCAAGGCGAAAGCCAAACAAGAGATGCTTGTGATTCTCGGTGATCACCAATTGCCATTTCGGAATGAGATATTGACTGAACTCTCCCACTCTTTTTTAAATGATCTGAAACCAGATGGCTTAGTCTATATGGGAGATCTTATTGACTTCCCTAGCTTGTCACACTTTGCCACCAATCCAGATTTCACTTCAACAGTGCAACAAGGGATTGATCAAGGTCATCAGACACTGAGAGATCTAGGATCATCAGCTGGATTGAAGAAAGGATCAGAGATGATCTTTATTGAGGGCAATCACGAAGTCAGACTGAGAAAAGCATTAGTTGAGAAACTCCCCCAGCTGTTCGGTATAAAGAAAGCTGATGTGAGTGAGAAAGAGAAATCTGTCTTGCATTTAGCTTCTCTGATGCGATTTAACGACATTGGTTGGACTTATTGGGATGAACCCTCAGATGTCTATCCACATCCAGAATATGAGATTGTCAAAGGGCTTTTTGCTCGACATGGCAACTTTGTTCGTGCAAAAGCAGGAATGTCTGCTCTTGCTAACTTGGATCGTGTTGATGGATCAGTTATACAAGGACACACACATCGACTGGCTATCACTCATCACACAAGATGGACTGGACAGCAGATGAATTTATATACAGGGATCGAGACAGGAACGATGGCAGATCTTAATGGTCTAGGTTATTCAAAACAACCAGACTGGCAAGGAGGATTCATCACGCTTGTTGTTGATCGCAAAGCAAACACATTTCATCCAGAATTAGTGATCTTTAAAGAGGACACGATCACTTGGCGAGGATATTTCTGGAAATACACAACCAAAGGAATTAAAACAAATTATGGATATTAAGTTGAATATGAATCAGCTGATCGTTGGAGGGCTAGGAACTATCCTCACTGGTCTGGTTAGTTGGTTATTTAATACAGTTAGAGCTTTAGAGCTACAAATGGGCATATTGCAGTCGGAAGTCCAAGGAATGATGGACAAGCAATCAGAGTTATTAGGAATCCTTTCATCAGTTGATGCAGAGATCACAGAGATCATCTGGAAGATCGGTGGCAATGGATGATCGGAAAAATTAAAGATAATCTCGCAATCATAGTCACTTCATTCACACTTTTAGGATCGATCGGTGCTGGTTTATCTACTGCAACAGAGATAGTGAATAAACTACAAGGCATCGATGATCGTATGGCGTTTGTTGAGCGAGAGTTTGGCAAATTAAAAGAAGACACAATGGTCACTTCTGACATATCTGTCTTATATGAAAAAGTCTATCAATTAGAACTGGTCAGCAATCAAGCTGATCAATTTCGTGAACAGGTTGCTTATATGCAGTCTCAGTTGCAGACTTTAGAACAAACCATCAGAGATGAGGGTTTCGACACACAGAATAAATATATACCAGAGAAATGGGAATGGCAGGATCTAAATGATTCGATCACTCGCATAGAGACTCTAAATCAAACCATTCAAAACAAACAATGGGAAATTGATGATCTAAAGACTCGACTGGCGTATCTAGAAGCAAACAATCACAACCATTAGGAGAAAAAATGTTTAAAGATTTAGATTTTAAAGATCTCGGAGAGCGATCAATCGCAACATTTGTCGAGACATTTATTGCAATGATAACAGCTGAAGCACTAACAGGAAGCGATGGAGATCTACTCAGATCAGCTTTTGTTGGTGGACTTGCATCTGTCTTGTCACTGCTAAAAACAGTAATGAAAAACTACAATGCCAAAAAGTAGCGAACCAAACTTCACTCAAAAGGAGCTATTGCAGATGGTCTTGGATAAGATCGATAAAATTGAAGAGAAATTAGATAACAAACTCGACAAGAGCGAGTTTTATAAGGTTTTAGGTTTAGTCGCAACAGTGATCTTAATTGTTGCCAGTCTTTCTATGTAGCTACTAAAGGAGATCCGATGTCCTACAAGTGTCCGATCTGTCTCAATGGAACTTCAGAGCTTAGGTGGAATGTGATCCACAATGCCTCTGAATTGCATTGCAGAAGATGTGATCAAGGAACAATTGTATTGTCAGATGATGCAAAAGAAGTGCATTAAGATCCAAACATACTCTGTTTATTTGGATAAATAGTATTAGACACAATTCTACGCCAAAGGTTATATACCTTGGCTCTTGTTTTGTCGTTATCATAAACCATCGACATATCTTTCAACAACTCAAACTCTGTTGTATTCGCAAACACATAAAACCAATCAACCATCCTTTTCTGACTGACTTGATCAAGAGTCATAAGACTTTTTTTGTTCATCTTCTCTTCTAAACCATATCGCCTAACAGCATCATTATATTTTCCCATCACTGATTTAGGTTCTTTCCTCTCAATTGGCTTATGCAATTGGTTAATCCAATGTGGTGGAGTTATTTCATTAGGATATTTCTTAATATTAAGAACAAATCTTCTTATGATTTCAGATTTCTGCAAAGCTGGTTCACTTCCCATATTGAACTCCCTTTGATAGAAATGAAAGGATGATTCAACTAAAATTGTCGCCATCTGCTCTAAAGTGTCACCTTTAAAGAATGCAGGTATATCAGATTTAGACTTCTCCCAATATTCAATGTTTTTTTGGTTGATCTTTGTTCCAAAGTTGCTCATCATTTCATTCGCAAGTTGAGTCTGACTCATTCCAGAATAATAAGTTCTATAAAATTTCAACCTCTTTTGTGGTGAATCTGCGTGAATAGGTTTCACCACTTTAATATCTCTCCTAGATCCCTCAACTAATCCCTCTTGAAGAAATTCATAAGTATCCCAAATATTAACAATATGCGAGTTTTCTACATCAACTAATTGCTTTCCATTCATCACTCTTGTGACATCAGTTGGATCATAAAGATCAAGTTGTTGTTCATCAAGATGAAAAATCTCAGATGATGGATATTCAGATCCTTTTTTATAAAATAAAAGAAAAATATGAGGTCTTTTTGGAGCATCTTTTTTAACAAGTTTATTTTTAATTAACTTAGGAAGATAATCAGCTCTCCCCCAAACAACAAGATTTCTGTCAAGAATACCATTCATAGTGCAATGACCTATAAAGTTAGTCGCACTCATTTGAATTTTATGCCAAGATCTCATATTCTTTCTCTCTGATGGAGAGTAATCTTTTAAATATCTTGAATTTAACTCAGTGAACAAACGAAGTCTTCTTAGAGCAATGAAAGAATAGTCATCAACTTCAGCTTCAAATCTTTTTTTATATTCCTTAAAACCCTCAACATTTGCCATAAACTGTTCAAGAGTCTGAGTTCCCTTTTGAGAAGAGACAACTTGATCAAAATAATTATATATTTCATCATCTAATAAATGCATATAAACTTGATTCTTTAGTGTGTGAAAATCAAGTGTTGAGGTTGTTCTTAAAGAAGTTCTTTTATTATAAGCATCAGAGGACACCAAAGTTGTATTGGATTCAGAGTTTTCCCAGCTATATTGTTCAAACATATGATCAAGGATCTCTTTGTTGGTAGTTATTTCCAAACCATTATTGTCCATATTTTCCATATCTTAGAAATATAATCACTGATTGATAGTTTTGCAACTAAGAAAAGAAATAAAATAAATCACGCTTTTTGTCGCAGTTGTCACACTATATCGACTATATTTAACTAAGAAGATTTAATGGAAATATTGGAAAAGTTTTCTTAGGAGTAAGGGAACGCCGAGAGAGAGACTATGCCTAAAGAATTGCTAAGTGTTAAAGATATCACCGAGATAACTGGGTGGTCAAAGTCGACTGTTTATAACCTCATCAAAGATGGAAGTCTGCCAACAGTCAACATTCCACACACTCCCCTACGAATTAATCGTATTAAATTTATGGAGTTGATCAATGGCAACTAATACAAGATCAGAAGTTTGGTTTCAAGTAGGTGTTCGCCTACCAGATAAGTTTGAAGTGATGCACATCGCAGACAAATTAAATATCACTGTTAATGAGTGCATAGGAGCATTAATAAGATTATGGAGCATCTCTATAACAGACTTTCCAGAGTCTAATGGTTCACTAACTAATGGATCATTAAGCGTTGGGATTGAACATCTTCCAAAGATTATGAAACTTGAGAATGAACCTCAAGACATTTTTGATGCTTTGGAGGAATGTTCTTGGATCGAGCAAGTTGATGGAATAATTGTCATTCCACAATGGGAAAAGAAAACTGGTCAAACCATTTTGAAACTTGCACGAGATCGAAAATATAAGAGTAAGGAAGAGGGATAATTATAATGTCAGATTTGTCGATACCTCTTCCGAACTCTAATAATAATTATAAAGAGACCTATTTCGTGATCCATAAGGATCAACTAATGGAGAAGTTCTTTGAAATAACTAAGACTGATCCTCGAATGAATGAAAAACAAAAGAAAGCTTTTTATCGCCAATGGTGGGATCTAGTAGAGCAAGAACCAACTCTTGAGGAAATGGATTCTGCTTATATGTCTTATATTGCTCATTTTGATCACATTCCATCAACTTTTGCCTTTGTTAAACACTTCAACAGATTTCGATCTGGAATAATGCCGAACAAAAAAGGTGAATCTTTAAAGAAAATTGAAGCACAGCAATCAGAACTCAAGATGCAGAAGTGGATCAGAGAGCTTGAGGAGAAAGACTAATGGCAAGAGCTACTCTTAAAGATGCAATTGATTTCTTAAAACAAATTGATATTTGGCACGAGTTTAAATTTAGTGAAAAACAATTGATGACTGTTGCTCCAGAACTTCAGCAATATGGTCAACCAATCTTGTCAACTGTTCTA